TGGGACACGAGTGCTGGTGGTATGTATTATGCTGTTGGTGTTGGTTCGAACTTAGCGGGTCGCGGTGGGGATTTAATTATCATTGACGACCCTCATTCTGAGCAGACGGCGATGAGTGCGCATGGTTTTGACGATGCTTGGGATTGGTATACTGGTGGTCCTCGGCAGCGTTTACAGCCGGGGGGTTCTATTGTTTTGGTACAGACTCGGTGGTCAGAGAAGGACATGACTGGTCAGTTATTGCGGGCGATGGCGAAGGACCCTTTAGCGGATCAGTGGGAGGTTGTTGAGTTACCTGCTATTTTTGATGACGAGACTCCTTGTTGGCCTGAGTTTTGGAGTTTGGATGATTTGACCGCGGTCCGCGCGTCTATTCCTCCGAGCAAGTGGAATGCTCAGTATCAGCAGAATCCTACTGGTGAGGAGAATGCGATTATTCCTCGTGAGTGGTGGCGTCGTTGGGAGGCTAAGACTGTTCCGCAGTTAGAGTATGTGATTCAGAGTTATGACACGGCTTTCAGCAAGCGTGAGACGAGTGACTTTAGTGCTATTACGACTTGGGGTGTATTTTATCCGAACGAGGGTGGTAGTGGTGCGAATTTAATATTGTTGGACAGTAAGAAGGGTCGTTGGGATTTTCCTGAATTGAAGCAGATTGCTTTTGAGGAGTTTCAGTTTTGGGACCCAGACACTGTGATTATTGAGGCGAAGGCGAGTGGTTTGCCTTTGACGCAGGAGCTTAGGAATTCTGGGATTCCTGTTGTAAATTTCACTCCTAGTCGTGGTAATGACAAGGTTACTCGTCTTCATTCGGTTAGTCCTATGTTTGAGGCTGGGATGGTTTGGGTCCCTGACAAGGTTTGGGCAGACGAGTTAATTGAGGAGGTTGCGGCGTTTCCTAATGGCGAGCATGACGATTTGGTTGATAGTATGACACAGGCTTTAATGCGTTATCGTCAGGGTAATTTTGTGCAGCTACCAACAGATGATTGGCAAGACGAGGAAGTTTCTGCTAAGGTGCGTGTATATTATTGACGGAGGGCCTTATGGCTATTGGCGGATTGATGGACACCAACGTCCCAAGTCAGTTGGATGAAGATGATTTACGGGCTGAGATAGAGCTTGAGCTACCGGATTCCGGGGCGGACCCGTTTTTGGTTTCGGCTGATTTAGGCGAGGGGGCCCCTGAGATTGAGATTGTCGCGGAGGGTGACGGCGGCGTTACGGTAGATTTTGATCCGTCTGACATGCGCGGGGACTCGGATGATTTCTATGCTAACTTGGCGGAAGAGATACCGGACCGTGAGTTAAGTGCTATCGCGTCTGATTTGTTGAGTGCGTATGATTCCAATCGGGCGAGTCGTCAGGAGTGGGAAGACACTTACAAGAATGGTTTAGAGCTTCTTGGATTTAATTACGAGGAGCGGACTGCGCCTTTCCGCGGTGCGAGTGGCGTTACGCATCCTTTGCTGGCGGAGGCTGCTACGCAGTTTCAGGCTCAAGCGTTTAATGAGTTATTGCCGTCTAGTGGGCCTGTTCGGACTGTTGTTTTGGGCAAGGACACTCGTGAGAAGCAGGATCAAGCGAAGCGCGTCAAGCAATTTATGAACTATTACATCACGAATGTTATGGAGGATTACACTCCTGACATGGATCAGATGTTGTTTTATTTACCGCTTGCTGGGAGTACGTTTAAGAAAGTTTACTATGACGAGGGTTTAGGCCGTGCGATCAGTAAATTTGTGCCTGCGGAGAATTTAGTTGTTCCTTATGACACTGCGGATTTGGACAGTTGTCCTAATATAACGCAGGTTGTTCGGATGGATTTGAACGATTTGCGCAAGAAGCAGGTCGCGGGTGTTTACTTAGACATTGATGTTATTCCGTCTCAGGGTGAGGTTACGGGTGTTCGTGATGAGCTTGATCGGATTGAGGGTTTTGAGCCTAATCAGATTGATTACGACTGCACTTTGCTTGAGTGTCACGTTGACTTGGACTTGTCTGGGTACGAGGAGCTTGACGACGAGGGTGAAACCACGGGGATTAAGGTTCCTTATATCGTCACTATTTCGCAGGATAACGGGCAAATCCTGTCTATTCGTCGTAATTATGCGGAAGATGACGAGCGTAAGAATAAGATCAACTACTTTGTGCATTACAAGTTTTTGCCGGGGTTTGGCTTTTACGGTTTGGGTTTAATCCATACAATTGGTGGTTTAGCGCGGTCCGCGACGAGTTCTTTGCGTCAATTGATTGATGCTGGTACGTTGTCGAATTTACCTGCGGGTTTCAAGGCCCGCGGCCTGCGGATCAGGGATGACGATGATCCTTTACAGCCGGGTGAGTTTAGGGATGTTGACGCTCCGGGCGGCGCGATTCGCGACAGTTTGATGCCTTTGCCTTTCAAGGGACCGGACCAGACGTTGTTTAATCTGTTGGGTTTTGTTGTACAGGCTGGTCAGCGGTTTGCGACTATTACGGACATGAAGGTTGGCGACGGCAATCAGGACGCGGCCGTCGGCACTACGATTGCGATGTTGGAACAGGGTTCTCGTGTGATGAGCGCGGTTCACAAGCGGTTGCATTATGCGATGCGTTTAGAGTTCAAGATTTTGGCTCGTGTGATGTCGGAGAGTTTACCGCAGGAGTATCCTTATACGGTTGCGGGTGACGATTCGTCTGTTATGGCGAAGGATTTTGATGACCGCGTAGACATTGTTCCGGTTTCTAATCCGAACGTATTTAGTCAGGCACAACGGATTGCTTTAGCTCAGACTAAATTACAGTTGGCTGGTGCGGCTCCTGAGTTGCATAACATGCACGAGATTTACCGTGACATGTATGAGGCTTTGGGTGTTACGGATGTCGAGCGGATTATGCAGGCTTTACCGGACAGCGAGCCGCGGCCCACGGACCCTGCGCAGGAGAACATCAACGCGTTAGAGACAATCCCGTTGAATGCGTTTACGGGTCAGGACCATCAGGCTCATATTATGGCTCACTTGGTGTTTGGCGCGAGTCCGATGGTTGCGCAGATGGCTCCTGTAGCGATTTCGTTGCAGAAGCACATTATGGAGCATGTCAAGGTTCAGGCAGAGGAACAGGCCATGGCTCAGATGCAGCAGGTTCAGGGTGGCGACGAGGGCCAGATGGAGATGCAGTATCAGGCTATGGTTGCCCAGTTGGTTGCGCAGGGTATGCAACAGGTCAAAGAGATGTCTGGACAATTAACTGGTCAGGGTCCTGATCCTTTGATACAACTCAAGGAGAAGGAACTGGAGATCAAGTCTCAAGCGGAGCAAGCGGATGCTCAGATCGATCAGGCGAAATTGCAGCTTGACGCTCAGAATCAGCAGATGCGGGCCGAGCAGTTCCAGCAACGTCTGGCGAGCCAAGAGTCTCAGACGGACAAACGGATTGAAAGCGCGATGCAGCGTGAGTTGTTGAAGCAGAGAGGACAGAACAATGGCTAAAGTAAAAGTAAACGGTTCAGCACCGGGGCCCGCGCCAAAAGCGGTTCCTTATGCAGATATTAAGGGTCAAGGTCGGATTCCGTATGGCAAGACTGCGGACGTTAAGGTTCCATCCGCGGTGACAGATTATTCTGGTGAGATGAAAGCTCGTCGTGGTGTTGCTCGCGGTATGGGAGCGGCTAAACGAGGCGGCGGCTACACTGAGTGCTAGACGATGGAGATTGCGGCTCTTTGGAACGTCGGCTTAACTGCCGCGGTAGGCTTTGTTGGTTGGTGGGCCAAGACTCAACACGACGAGGTTAAGCGCGTACAAATTCTTTTGAACCGGACCCGCGAGGAGATGGCTAAGGAATATGTAACAAAAACAGATAGTTCTGCCGTGATGGGCCAAATTGTGGCGAGATTTGATCGAATAGAAGAGAAAATAGACAGGTTAATGGAGCGATGAAACGGCTCGTACTTGCACTTTTTTTGATCGGAAGTGCCGCGACTGCGCAAGACAGTGACGTAGTGAAGAGCGAAAGTACGGTCACAAGCAGCGGTACAATGGACACAACGGTCAATTCGCCGCCGCCCTCTGCTATCTCCCCACAAATTAGCGCGAGCAACAGCGATCTTTGCACTGTTGGCGTGGCTGGCGCAGTCCAGACACAGATACTAGGCATTTCTGCTGGCCGCACTGTGCGCGACATGAACTGCGAAAAACTGAAGAACGCCAAAACCATGTACGACATGGGCATGAAAGTGGCGGCGGTATCGGTTATGTGCCAAGATGAGCGTGTGTTTGACGCGATGATGAACGCTGGAACCCCATGCCCCAAGGATGGCTTGATTGGCGATGCAGCCAAAACCGCTTGGGAGATGGAATCCAACAAAGACCCTGCGCCAGAAATGCAACGTGGGGCTATAGAAGGTTTGATTGATGCACAAGACTCCAAAACTATTGGGATCGGCGCTGTGCTGGGCGCTCTGGGCCTCCTGCTGCTACTCTGATCCATATGTGTTTGGGGTGACAGGCAATGCCGCAGCAAGCGGTCTGTCTTGGTCGATGGGATCGGTGCTTCCCTCACAGGATGGGCTAGACGTAAACGGCCTGATTTACAGATACAGCACTGTCAAAAACGCCGACGATGCAATGAAGGTGCATATCCGCAACGGCAATGCCGATGGCACGGGTTACACGTTTAGCGAGACGGACGATTGGTCTGGAGTTCCCGGCAACACAATCACCAAACAGTTTTCCTTGCCCTATGTCCCGGCGGCTCTTTGGGGCGATGGCTCAATTGATGTCGAGGGTACGGGTGAAGTTGTTGATCCTGTTGTGATTTATAGCTACCGCTTCGATCCCTGTTACGATCCTCAGATTGACCCAAACTGTCCGGGCTACGTCAAACCTGCGCCGCCTGTCATTGAGGTTGAGGTATATGATGCGCTGGAAGATGAGGCGGTAGCAGAAATTTTGGAAGACGAGACCGAATTTAAATATGATGCGGATGGTAATCTAATTCTGGAAGAGGATGAAGAGGAAGAGGAGACCCGCTTGGAAATGGGCCTCATGGCATCGGCCAACGCGCTGACTCTTACTCAAGCTCAAGGTCAATCTGATCTAATAAACCAGATCAATTTGCAAACCAATATCGCCATGTATTATAA